ATATTCTAGACTCTAAGTTTCTTATAAACCTTGCAAGTGTTGTATTCTCTTTGTCTCTTTTTATTTGGTCTTGTAAAGCTTTTATCTCTGCAGCCAAGGCTTGTTTCCTATTGAACTCTTGGTTCTGTATAGTAAGATAATGTGAGCTAGTGTTCACACCACTAAAGCTAGGACTCTTAAACTTATGTACCATCTCATCTGCAATACTATTAACAGACCAGAACATAATTAACATAGACCAAAAGAACATACAAAACTTGCAGTTCCTTATAGTCTTATGACTTTTAAATGTTGGTTTTAATTTAATCTTTCCTTTGGTCTTTCTTTCCATCTGCTCTCGCTATCCTATCTATATCGGGTTTCAAACCCATTGCTGCACGACACATAGCATCTATTCTAATCATGTCGTTATCCATCTGTCTTATTCTATCTATTAATGCAACTATCATACCGTGTTGCGTATCTAACTTCTTATGTATGTCCGCTATCAAAGATTTAAAGAGTACCCATACAAGATATCCTAACCCTGCTGCACCTGCTGCCGGTATACCTATTGTCTCTATAGCCTGTACCCAATCGTTCATATTACTTCTTAACTAAACTACCACCAAAGTACATGCCTATGATAGCTGATACTAAGTTAGTATCTAATTGTGTTATTACCAAGCCTTGAAAAGTTATCCATTCAAATACATCTCTACCTTCTTTGAAGAACCAGAATCCCGGTTGGAAGTTTGTATAACCTACAGTAACATCTACAGCAGGATAATAAACAGCTACAAGTTTAGGTAACACCACTATAGCAAACACTGATGTTAGTGCTATGATTCTTCTTGTCCATTGGAATCCTTTATCTTTAACATCTCTTGCAGCTTTACGAGCTTTCATTTCAAACTCGCCACGTGTTATAAGAAGTTTTTGTTGGTCTTGTTTAGCCTTACGACTCTCTGCCCATACACTCATAACTCCACCAAGTACAGTAGAGCCAAGCATAGTTATTATCTCAAACGGAAAACCCATTAAGACATTCCTGCTATTAAGTCTTCGTATAATACTCTAAAGTCTTCTAACTGCATAAAGCCTAAGTCCTGTTGTATCTGGTGTATCCTGTAGACTTTATAAGCTTTTTCAAGTTGTTCCTCGGTGTAAAGTGTCATTAGTCTATAATATTAAATATAGTTGAAGCTGCTTTTATTCTTTGTTTATTATGAGGTGTACTGGGTTTTTCCCATTCATTACTAAAAGATAAAGCTATTTCTTCTGGAGTCCCTGTTGCAAAACTTTTTTGAAGTCTAGATGCTGTAGGGTCTCCAATTTCTCTACCTCTTTTCTTACCTATTAATTCATTACCGTAAATAGTTTCATGCATATATTCTATTTGCATTGGTAATTCATCTACAGTTTTTTTATCAAAATTATTTTCTTTCATCCAGTTATTAAAATCTTTTTCCTTACCAGTTAATTGAAAAATACCATATCCTAATTGTTTATCTTTTGCTTGTTCTATTTGTGTAGGACTAAAACTTCCACCTGTTTCTATATGTATATTTCCTAGTATTCCAGCTCTTGTTTCTTTTCTGTATCCTTTACCTTTTAAATAATCATTTACAGCTATCATTCTATTAAATTCTTTTTGAGTAAGTTTTCTTGAGTTATTATCAGCAAAAATTAAAGTAGGTAAAATTTTACCACCTTCAGCTAATCCTAACCTAGCCATCTGGTCAGAGTAAGGTTTACCTGTACGAGGGTCTTTTCTATCAGCAGGGTTCTCTTTAGTGTAAGGTACATCATCTTTACCTTTTACTATTCCACCTGTTGCATAGTTTTGCTTATAAGACCTTTCATATGTTCTAGTGTACTTTCTATCTTTTGGTCTGTCTTTAATACCTAAAAGATAATTACCTTCTTTATCTATTTCTTTAGCTTTTTTTACAAGTGCATTATAATCATATTCTTCAAAAGTATCACCAAAATAAGTGTCTATCATTCCGGCTGTACCTATTAGCGGAGCTTTCCTAGCTAATGTTTCAGTTACTCCTCTTCTTCCTAGAAGCAATCCTAAAGTATCTGTCATAACTGGACCACCTAGACTAATACTAGAAACTGCAGGATTTTTAGTGTATTCTAAAGATTCTGAAAAACGATAACCATAATCAAGAGGACCTAACAAACCTACACGTTGAAAAGCTTTTCTTATATCTTTTCCTTCTAGACCTTCTTCAACTATTCTATCTTTATTTTCTTTATTAGACCTCCAGTAGTTTGTAGCTAAAGCCATGTTTACAGTCATTAAAGCAAATGCTCCCATCTTAGCACCGTTTACTTTAGGGTTTACAATTGCAGACCTTACATAATTTTTTAATACTGTATTACTGAAAACAGCAGGGTATCTTAAAAACTGTGTAAGTATATCTACTTTAGGATTAGTCATAAATACTGGTATCCTAGCTCTATCTCTTCCTACAGGCATGATTACTTCATTTACAAACCTACCTGCTCCTTGAACCACAGACTTATAAAAATCATCAGCATACTTTATTTCTCCAGTAAGTACACCATCTTTTCTTTCAGCACCAAAAGTTGTCTTTGCTCCATCATTTAACCATCTAATACCATCTTCTACATCAATACCTAAATCGTATAGTTCACTTTTTAATAGTTGAACATCTTTTATTTTACTAGTTGATTTTACTTTTGCACGTTTATCAGATATAACTTGAGACATTAGTTTAGACTCATCAAATATATCTACCCCTTCTTTAGCAAGTTTATCAAGAGCTTCTAAGTTTTCTCTTATTAATCCTTTACCTATATTAAAGGAAGCAAGTTGAACACTTTTTGTCCAAGGTGTTAGCATGTTAAGTCTAAAAAATCCTCTACCTATTTTTTTAAGTGCTTCGTTTTGTAACCCTTCTCCAGTTAATCTGTTTGTAGATTCTGCAAACGCTTCATCCATTCCCATGAATACCTGTTGCATTTCTTTTTGTATGTCAGAATCTTTCATCTTGTACTTTGTCTTAAGAAGTCCGGGTATATCTTGAACAAATATTTTATGTCCTTCTGCTACTCCTTTAAGTGCATCTTTAGCAGGACCAGTCACTGAACCACCTGTTTTTGTAAGAGGTATCAGTGCTTCTGTCAATGATGAAACTGTTGCAAGTGGTAGATAAGCTACAGAGTTTGCAAGTTTTGTAGCATCATAAACACCTTGCATTAAACCACTATCAAAATAATCAACTTGTCCAGTTACAGATTTATACAATTTTATTATGCTTTTTCTATCTGATGAAGTAAGTCCTCTACCTTGCCCTCTAGCTTCTCTTAGTTCTTTATCCATAGGGTCTATAAATCTTTCTCTAAACTGTGCTTCGTTTGATTTACGAGTAAATTTTGGAAGTAAGAAACTTTTTTTATGTTGAATAGTATTAGCTGCGTTCATATAATAATTAATAGCAGTATTGAAATCAGTGGTTAAAAATGCTTCAAACGCATTATCGTCTAAGTCTTTAAAAGCTCTAGCTTGTGTTAGTAAAACAGAATGAGAAGAAAACAATTCGTTTCTTTTATTTAACATACCGTCAATTAAGTTTGATGCTTCTGCTTCATCCTTTACAATTTTTTCATCTATTAACTTTTGTTGAAACACTGTTCTGTTATCTTCAATAGCTTTTCTATTCCAACTTCTAGGAAAGTAATTAGCTAGTTTTCTTTCTTTTTGTATAAGACCTGCGTCAACAGCATCATCAAATATTTTATTAAAGAAAGCTTCTAAATCTTTAGCAACCTGTTGTACTTCAGCTCCATACTTCTCAGGCTTATCACCTCTCATAATTCTTATTACAGCTAACTCATCACTTTCTTTAAAAGCTCCTGTCTTTCTTAAAGGAGCAGTAGCTTCGTCAAACAATCTATGATAGTCTCCTCTAAGAGTATCTAAATTTTCACCGTGACTAAGACCTGCTTTTTTTGTAGTTACTGAAGTAAAAGACCTTTCAAAGTCATCTCTAATTGTATTACCTAGTAATCTAGTAGTTGGAGAAAACTTTGCTTTAGTATCTAATAAAGATGTTGCCGAGCCTATAGGAATAACACTACCTTTAGCTTTGTCTAAAATTTCTAAAGTTTTGTAAATTTTATCACTTAAGCTTCCTTCTGTGGTTTTTAAATACTCATCATCAGAATAAAGCCTACTCATTTTACTATAATATAAATTAGCTTTTTGTATTCCACCACCTACA